GAATCTGCGTATTGAGCCGCTGCTTGACCATGAACCCGAGGCGGTTCTCGAGGTAATCCTGCATCTGCGGAACATCCTCGAGCTGCTCATCAGTCACTGCGATCCACACCGCGATCTTTCTGACTGGCGACGTGCGCTCTGTCAGAGCCAGGTTGCCTTCAGGCTTTGCCGCTCCTTCAGCAACTTCCACAGCCGCATTCGTGAACGTGGTTTCTTCCATGTACACAAATGCGTTCTGGGTGATCTGAATCGTGGGAATGAGATCAGTGACTGCCGGCTGTGGCGTGGCATATGGAACGACTACGGTGCTCCGGACTGTCGTGGGCACCCAGCCTGTGCTGGTTGTCAGCACCTTGAGGCTGGTATCAATGAACACTGATTCGGATTCCTGGCCAGTTGCGTGGTTCTTCAGGAAGTCCTGATATGCCTTGGACTGAACGAACTGCTCACCAATGCCCTTCTGTGGCTGTGCCGGTGCATTGCCGTGCGGGTTGCCGCCAAAGTTGGGCCGGTTGGGTTTCGAAAGCTCATCCTGCACGCTCTTGACTGCTACTGCCATCTGCTCAGTTTCGAGAGCCTCATCGCGTGCTTTGCCAATCTCTGAGATTTCCGCAGTCCGCGCACGCACGTCATCGAGCTGCTCAGGGGTGAAGTCGTAAACTGTCTTCCCATCCTGCTCAACCTTGTGCGCATCGAAAATCTTCTGACATTCTTCTGACTTTGCCAGGCGCAGCTGCTCGAGCTCACGCGCTGTCTTGCCTTTGTGACTCATTGCAAAACTCCTATTGCTTGATCTGGGTTTTGAGGAACTCCGCTAAGAGCCGCCGCGCATCAACGTCATCTGCCTTTGGTGAAGGCACAGCCAGAAGCCGGTCAAACAAATCTTTGCAGGCATTGATTTGCTGCCGTTTGGCTGCTGAGAGCTGACGATGGTCCTTTGCGCGCAGGTCACGGAGCGATTCGAACCGATTGGCAAGCTGAGTCCCATAGGCAAGCATGGTGTCAACCTGGCTGTCTAACGTAGCAGGCACGTCAGATTTGATGGTTAGAAGTTCAGTTGCAGGGTTCATTCCAACGAGTACCGGGCTCCATTCGAAGAGATCGAGTTCATCCAGCTGGCGGATGTCCTTCTGCTCTGAATCGAATGATTCCTTCATCACCCTGTACCCAATCGAAAACTCATCGATGATTCCAAACTTGATATCGCTGAACGCTTCACGCCCGCGCTGTGTATCGAGATTGAACTGGCCACGAATCACAAGGCCCTCAGCCGTCTCAACTGCGCTCAGGGTTTTGGCAATCGGCTGCGACCAGTCGTGCGCCCAGACGCCTTTAGGTGTACGCCGCTCAAGGCTTGCCTTGAATGCGCCAGGCATTACCTTCTCGTTGACGTGATCGATGTTGCCAAAGACACTGACAAGCGCAGTGATCTCACCAGCATCACCGGGCTCGACATTGGCTGTGAATTGTTTGCGCTCAAGCTCCATTTGAGGATGGAGCCTTATACCATGTAGGGTGGCTTTACTTTTGGAGGGTACTTATTCCGCGTCTGCGGATGGGGCGTCGCGGTACTCGAGCTCGCACTGATCATTAGCGCGGCAGGTGCGATCGCCTACCGGCACGAGGCTGCCAATTGGCTGCCATCCCTTCCCTGCCTCCTGAAAGCATTCCTCACAATGATCCGCGCGAGGCTCGAGGAAGCTGCGTTCCTGCTGCATTCCGGCATACTTCTCGCGCTGCGCAATCGATTCCGTGTAGCTGATCCAGCCTGATTGCCCATATTGTGCCGATCGCCCTGGCGCCGGATTCTCCTGGCCGGATTCGACACCCAAGAGGAAGCGGCTGAGGAAGCCGTACTGCTGCACGAGAATTGAGCCCAGCTTGCCCCGCTGTCTTGCGCCCATCTGTTCCTTGCCGCCAAAGGCAAGCTGCGACATGGCGCTGTGCGTAGCCTTGACGCCTTCGCGCATCCCAACGGCCCAATCCTCGAAACTGATTGCACCGTCTACGTAGGTCTGGGTTAAGTCTTCAAGCGCACCAGCACTCTTCGCTACGATTGAAAGCCCGATCTTGCGCTGTTCGGCAGGTGTGAGCGGTTTGCCGTTAGGTTTGATGTATCTGCGGAGTCTTGGATCCCACTGGTAGTCAGGCACATTGTCACTCGTGGGTAACCGTCACTTTGGGTTTCGCCTTGAGCATCTTTGCTGCTTCATCTTCACCAAGTGCGAGCAGCCAGGGTATGGCCGCATCAAGCACTTCATCATTCCCTGTCTGGTTCGGATCGGCAGCCTTGAACTTGAGCACCTTGCCCTGTTCCCCGTCCTTGAAACTATCCTCACCCATTGGCGGTCCTCCTACTGGTAGTGGTGCGTATATCTCATCTTCCGCATCAAACTCATAGCCCGCGAGCTCGCGCACCTCACTGCGCTTCAGCCAGCCGCCATTGTAGGCAACCGAGAGCCGCGCATAAAGCGCATCCTGATCTTCGCTCAGTGCCCGAATTGCAGACAAATCGAAGCGAAATTGCTTGCGCTCAGTGTCCTCTTCGAAATCACCGAGGAACTGCGTAGTGAGTTCTTCCTCGATGTAACGGTACAGCGGGACGAGATATGATTCCGTTGCGTATTCTACCAGTTGCCGCGCATTTGAGTAAGTAGCTTTGTCGAGTCCCGCACCGTATCCAAGCACGATTGCCGGTATGCCAATGACTGCACTTAATCGTTCTTCCGGCAGCCGGCGAAGCTGCGCGAGGTTCAAGTCATTCGGGCTGAAACCCACCTTCTCCACATTCACTGCCGCGCCGCTCACCCATGCCTTGCCGCGCTGATCACCCTGAGTCTGTCGCAGGTACTTATCGCGCACATCGTTCGGATCAAACTGGAATGCGTTCACGTTCTCTTTGAGGCTGATCACAACAGGCGGCACTGCGCCATTCTTCATCAGCAGCGCACTGTAGTCAGCAATCTCATTGTCCGTGTAGACTTCGCGCAGCACACTGGCCACCGGGCTGAGGCCCATCCTCGTGTTCATCGGATCAATGCCATCCCTGAAGTGAATCACATCTTCCTGTTCGAAGTGCTGTGTGGCGCCTTCCACTTTGTACTCATAGCCGGTGATGAACTCATTGCCACTTGCCGGCCACGTAGGGCGCATCATATGTGGTGGCACATACCAGAGTTCACTGATCTTGCTGCCACCATTGCGAATCTTCAAGACATATGGGTTGCCGCTCACGATCCACGAATATGCGAATGCTTTGAGCAGTGTTGTGCCTGAATAGTAGAGATTGGGCCTGCGCCAAAGCTTGGCTGCCGGATGGCCTGGAATGATCTGCTCCATCCCATCGTCATCGAGCTCGACGACATTGAGCGGTGCTTCCGGCAGAACCCTGCCCAGCCAGTTGACTGCAGCCATCACAAGCGATGCATTGCCTATCTCACCTGCCTCTACTGTGTAGTCAACCTTGTTGTAGCCATAGCCATGCCAGGCATCTGAGAGCACGTTCCAGACCGGGAATTGATAGCCAGCACCTGATGTGCCACCGCCTGAGCCGGGGAACTTGAGCGCATCTTTGAGCGAGGCAAGCGCCTGCACCGATCGCCTGATTAGACTGGTTTCCTTGTTGCTCATCCTGATACGACCCAGTTGCGCACGCCTACGACTGCGCGCCAGGCAAGTGCGCGCGCGATAACCGTGTCATCGTGAAGGCCAGTTGGTGCCTGATAGCTCACGCGCTGCGTATTGCCTGCCACCTTCGATTCGAATGCGTGCAGCTCTGCCGTTGCTGCCGGCACATCCAGCCACCTGCACTCCGCGCGCTCGAAGGCCAATGCAAGCGATTGGATGAGTGGTGGCTTGGATGCTGCCGTAGTGGTGAAGGCAAACACTGGCAGCCCATCACGCTGCAATGCCTCGATATTTGGTGAGCCTATGCTGTTCTCTTCAGCTTCGATATGACTCACGCCCCAGCGCCGTGCCAGTGCATCCAGTCGCCCACGCTGAAATGCCCATCCAATTTTGTTGAAACGATCAAGGGCTACCTCTTCCCTGCACCCACTGCATAGCACAGAGAGCGCCGTTGAATCGTTTTTCTGCCCCCAATCAACTCCCATTACCATCCTGTGCCCTTGATGCGTTGAGGGCTGCGCCCCGGCCGGCGCTGTTAGATTCGCCACAATGTTTCGAAACACGCTGCCTTCACCCTCGAGGAACTCCGCCATGATCTCCTGGCGGTACGCTTCGTCTGAGAGGTCGGTTGTGATGTCCTCGAGCGCTGCCCTGCTCAGATGCGGATTATCGAAGCTCGTGAAGTGCCATGCCTGCCAACGCCCGGTCGTGTCACCTAACGCCTTCTGATAGAGATTGTGAAACCAGTTCCTTCGCCTTGGTGTGCTGATAAACCACGCATCGCCGTTGTTGTCGAGTAGCATTGGCGCGCCTACCTTGTCCCACGCATCCGGCGCCAGCAGTGCGCATTCATCGAGCACCAGAAAGTCTGCATGATCCCCGCGCAGCGTATCGGCATCGCTCGCAGTCTTCACCTTGATGCGCCCGCCATTGTGTGGAAAAAGCATAATCCGCCGCTGCTCATTCTTCTCAACTACGCCAAACTCAGTGAGCTCATAAAGCCATTCCTTCACCTTGTCCCAGAAGGCATCTGCCTGATCCTGCGTCGTCGATGCGAGCAGCACACGCCGGCCCTCGAGCATCTTGGTTACCGACACTCGTGCAGCGAGAGTAGTCTTCCCCGCCCGCCTTCCCGCATTAACAACCATACGCTTCGCCGTCGATTTCGCTATCAACGACTGCTTCTGATGGAGCTGCGGCAATCTGACCGTAAGCTGTTTGGCTGTCGCTATCATTGACAATCCTGATGAGCACACCGCCGGTATGCTCGTGATATTCCTTGGGCTTCCCGAATGTGTATGCCAAGAGAATCTTCGTTGCTTCGAGGTCCTCTGCCTTTGCTCTGCGCACCAGCATCTCAATCACTTCTCTTCGATCATCTTCGGTGAATGCAGTGCGGAGCAGCCATGTCAGTCCCTGTGTGTATGCTTTGCTTGGTTTTGCCATAATTATGCGTTTCGCCTGAATGCCATTTGCCTTGCGTGATGCGCAACGGGCACTCTTGCTGATTGCATCGCTGGCGTCTGCGCTTCAACTGCCACACTCAGGGCCGGTGCGATGAAACGCCCTTCAGCCACAGCCGGCGCGTACAGTCCGACATTAACGGCTATGGATGAAATCTCGAGCACCGCCTGACGAACGAGTGAAGGAGCCTGAGCCGTGACGCTGGTTGAGAGAGTGATTGAATCAAGCACGCGGCAGCATCGCTCATAGAATGCGACCACATCAGCGACGACGAGCCCATCTTCAGCACCGTGCTCACCTGAGATTGGCAGCACAGTCATCTCAGCCGCAACGCTCGTTACCTTTGCAGCAAATGCGTCTGAGTTCGTGGCTTTCGGGACGAAGGTATCATCCGGCGAATGAGTGAACCTGAACCGCTTCCCCGCATATTCGCTTGTCGCTCGAAGCATTGGATCGTGGCCAGCTGTCTGCGTTGCGTATGAACCACCGCCTGGGATGTTGTATGCGATATTTATTGAGTCATCGGCCCAATCAAGATCGTTGTACATCGCGCCGAGATTGCACACTGGATAGATCAGGCACGCGCCCTTGACAGCACTAATCGGGCTCGTTGCGGCATGCACGAGCGCTGATGGCCCGCCCATCGAGCCGCCCCACATGGCAAGGTGCGAGATCGAATAGTTTGCGCGCATGTAGGATTCGAGCGCGGCATAATCAGCAAGCGCAGCGTCATTTCCCCAGTTATCGCCGTGAGCATGCGATGCACAAAACAAATACCCCATTGGCAGCATGGCATTGAGGATGTCCGGCCTGAACAGCAGCGACTGCTCATCTGCGCCCATGCCGTGACAGAACTCTATCAGGTAGTAAGTGCGCGCTGCCGAGTAATCATCCGGCAATACGATGAGCACTTCCTGGCCACTGATTGTGGTGTTGATCTGCTGCATTTATAATGGCAACCCGATGAACTGGTACTTCGACAAGGACGGCAAACCGCGCAATGTCTCGCGCGAATATCCACTGCCGTGGCGTGAGTACAGCACCGCTGAGAAAGTTGAAACGATTATGGGTGCGTGCGTCTTTATCATCCTGATTCTTCTGTTGAGTTTTCTCTAGCTCGTCGCATCGGTCACACCCTGCTGCATTACCATTACGCCCTTCTCACACGTATAGATTGCGCCAGCCTGCGAAATGATCTGCACATCGTAGTGATAAGGCACAAGTGGCGTCATCATTCCTGTCTCTGCGCCTGTCAGATCAAAGTGGAGCGCAATCGAGCCACCCGTGGTTGTGTCATCGGTGATCTGGCCTGCAATGCCTTCAGATGCGGTAATCTGCTTTTGGATTATTGCATCAGCATCAGCGCTCGTAGCCAGGCGCTTGATCGTCAGATAGCCCTTCGAAACGGCGATGCCACCTGGCAGTTCCGTATAAGTGCGCGAAATTCGCAGATCATCGCCGCCCACATAATCAACAATGCGCACCTTGAAATTGGCCGGCTCGAGTGCGCGCTCATCTTCGACAATAACTTCTTCTTCGAAGTTGACTGAGTCAGGCGTCCGGGCAACGACGCTGACATTGAGTACGGGAACCTGGAAGCCAAAGTCTGCAAGTATTGCGGGAACAGGTGCAGCAACGGTGATCGACTGTGCCGGAACTTCGAGACTAATTGGCGCGAATACTTCTGGCGCATGCAAGGCAACCGCAATTGAGAGCGGCGGCGGCTCGATTGTCGGTACAGCTACAGGGTGATATGCGATTGCCGCGCCGGTTGCCGGATAGAATATGCGGCAATGCGGAGCAGTAATCGGCCCGTTAACAAGCGTTGCGCCAACGCCGCCAACAAGATCAATCTCAGGTGAGCTCTTGCCGATTATCGGCCAATAACCTACGAGGTTTTGTGGACGAATGGATAAAGCAGAGACACCACGCGCAAGTGATGCAACTTCGTCAGGCGTGAGTGCAACATCCCAAATACCACATTCGGCCATGTCGCCTACGTAATACCCGATCGGTGAGCCTGTTACTATTGCGCCAATTGCGATGCCAAGGGTAGTTGCGATGGGCGTAATGCTCACCGTGTCCGTAGCTGCACCTCCGCCATTGTTATACGCAGTGCGACTTGTTGCAGACGCGAATACTGCGCATCCGTGATGCCACACACCACCCACGAAAGCCGTTGAGGTGTGAGCACTCGAATACGAGGCAAAATTGTTGGAGACGGTCAGCGCCTCGACTGGAAACGGATCCGAACCGCTTGCGCCAAGCCAAAAGCCATCGGGTGGATTGCCGATGTTGCCGAGATACATCAGCACGCCGCCTGTGGGTAGTGCCGGAACCGTTTTGAACCAGCAGGCCATCGTTAGTGGCGGACCCGTTATAGCACGCGGGCGCGCCAATAGGACTGGAGTTGCTGTCGCCAGATATTGATTAGTGCCGTTGAAATTGCGTGCCATTTAGGTTTCGCGTAATTCAACGGCGAGTATTTCTGCATCGCCGACCATGTCATCTTCGACGTCAGCCGCATTGCGCGATACTTTTACTCGAAAAGATTCGCCAATGGCGACCGAATCAATTGCCGCTCCATCGGTAAAAGCAATTGCCGTGTATTGAGACGCGCCGCTGGTTGCGGGCGCTGTACCCGCCGCCATACCCGCCGTTGCAAATGAATCTGAATCAACATCATCGACGCCTGATTGATGCCGATCGAATTGCGCCGTCCACTTGACATTACCCGCAACTGCCGTTGTTGCGAGCCAAATGACCGTCGCGGTAATACCGCCGCCGCTGTAATTGCGCGGCAAGACGCCGCTGAAGATGGCGCTTTCTGCCGTAGTATCATCGAAGTCAAGCACCATGTGCCCATTCCGCGTATCAAGCGTGGCGTAATTCGTCGCAGGCGGCTCGTTTGAATGTGGCGTAAATGTTATGAGCGTATCGCCGGATGCCATGGCATGCCTCGTTTCTAGGTAAGCGTAATGATTCCCGAGGCGCTCCATTGCGCTACAACGTTTGTGCCTACTGGCGTCAATGGGAAACCAGTCACGCCACTGTCCCAGAATGCCAGGTACGGTGATGTAGTCTCATTGCCCGTATCCACCCAGAGAACCAGCGCCTCTGACTGATCGCCGCTCACACTCGTGAATGTGGTATCAGCCGCATCAAGCACGCCTGCGACAGTCGTGATACTCGCAAGCGTTGCCGTTGCGACACGCGATGGCGCCGGGACATCGTTGATGAAATCGTGGCCCGCGTTGTAGGTGTAGTCCGCCAGATCCACGATTGTTGCTTTGAGCGTGCCAAGCGCAAGCAACTGATCGAGCATTGCCTTTTTAGCTGTAGCCTGTACTGCGTTAGCCATTCGATTATTCTCCTAAACGCGTTTCAAGATGATGAGAAGGGCGAGGATCACAACGATCACCACGAGTAGTTCTAAAGCCCAGAGGATCACACGATCCCTGTTCCAGTTCATTTCAATCAATGCCAGCGTCAAGAAAGCTGCGAAACATACCTCACGCCGAGTGGGAGTATCGCATGCGGGATAGGCTTACTTTGCGATGGGCAAAAGAATGGGCGCCCGGAGAATGCGAACTGTCAGGCGCCCGAGAGTGGTTAGAGAAGAATCTGACGGAAGTATACCGCTCTACTTGCGAATGATCGTGTAGGTGCGGAGCTCCGGTCCCTTGCTCACGCTCTGCCGGCGCTCACGAATCTCTTTGACCATCCCTCGAGCCACCAGTCCCTCGAGCAGATCCACCACCTTCACCTTTTCCATTCGCGTGTACATCTGGATGTCGAGCACAGTCTGGTGATGTTCCTCAACTGCTTCGAAGATGATCTCTTCATCGGCAGTGAGCATCTTGAACGCCTGCGGGAACTCACTCTTGGCTTTGCGTATCGTGGCCACAACTGTCTGATGAATCCTGGCTGACATCGTAGTTCCGAGCAGCTGACACGAGCGGTAGTACTCGTACTTGAGCCGCTTATTCGGCATTCGCACCATTATGTACTGTTCCGGCATATGAAAATTTTTGTATTGACCGTAAATACAGTATACACAGACCTAACGCACGACTAAATGTTGTGCTTTGCGATGAGGTGATTCGAACCGTTCCTCCATCGCCATCCTGTAAGCCTCATACGCGATCCCATCATCAGGCGCATCGCAGCTCGGACCGCACTCATTGACGTAGTTATACACGCACCGATCATCAAAGATCATCGAGCCTCTGATCAAGTCTGGCCCACCAAAACATACGTATGCCTGGCGTGCTTTTGTGACACGTCGCAACTGCTGCATCTGCAACACAAGTGCGTGCGCATTCTGCCGCTCACTCATTGGCTTCACCTCAAACCATGCACGCCATTCCGGTATCCAGAAGTCAGGCAGGTACGCTTTGCCAGCGCCAAGGATGTAGCCTTCAGGTTCATACTCCCAGCGAAGATTCATTGCATCGAAGAATACACACCAACGTGCTTCAGTGCGCGACCGAAAGTAGCGACCGGCATAGCGCGTCTGGATGATGCGCCCGAAGCGAGTCTCAGTGTGTACAGATCGCGGCAGACTCATTCAGGCTCCGTCAATTCGTCGGTGTCGTCCTCGTCATCATCGACATCCCGCTCGTAGTACCAATCCACAATCTCGTGCAGCTTCTCCTGCAGCTCATCGAATCGAGCCACGTCCCTCTTCGCCGCCTTGCCAAAGATTGTGGCCTGAATGTGCACGTGCAATTCAGTTGCAGTTATTTCCTTGCTCATACTTCCTCGAGGAACAATGCGCGTTCCTTCTCGCGGCGATTCGCCAGGCCCTCAGATACAACCTTCTGGCCATCCACTGTGATCTTGTTCCACACAAGGAACTGATCAGCAGCGCCCATATAGTCGCCCTCATTCAACAATCGCAGCAATGTCGAATCACCGAATGCGCCTGTGCCAATGTTGAACGTGAGCGAGCACATTGCGTTGTACTGATTCTGATTCACCGGCACTATGACGCACTCATCCATGCACTCTTCGGTTTCGAAGAGATCACCATCGAGCAGCATATCGGATTCATCCTGCGTGATCGTGCGGTTGTACGGGTCGTCATTGCCACTCAAGAGATGCCCCACACCAACTGTCAAGTAGCCTGCCTGATCGTAGTACGGCTCGAGCTCGCACCCTTCGCATTCGGTGATGAAGGCAATGCCGGCATTGTCCACACAGTCGGGTTCACTGGGTGGCATTGCATCGACCTTCGTGGCAATCGACTCCACAATGCGCTCAATGCGCCTCAGTCGTTGCGCGACCTTCCGCGCAAAAGATTTCCGTGATGGTTCGATCATATCGCCAGCACCTTCCCTGCAAGTGCAAACGCCAATGAAAACACACCTGCAGCAAAGAGCAGCCTCCCCAACTCAGCCACCTTTGGATTCGCACTCAGTGCGTACGCCAATGCTCCGGCTATCGCAAACGCAATTGGGATTAGCATAGTCATCATCACGTGTCCTCCTTGGGAAGCTGGTCCAGGTAAGCCTGAAACGTTATGTGTTTATCGAGCCATTTGACATTGCTTTTCGCTCTGCACACTCGGCAATGGTAAACGCGTTCACCTCCACGGCGTTCAGATTTGGGCGTAAGTATTGGCCGCTGGGCCTGGCACTTCCAGCATTCGAAGATTCCATACACAGGCGTCCTAGGATCGAATGTGCCGACTTCGGTCATACCTCGTTCCCTCGAGTGCTTTCTCTCCCACACTTTTCGCTCGTTCCACATCGGTCGTATGCCTGGCATGTTCAAGCAGCCGGATCATCTCGAAGATCACCGCTTCGTACTTTTCGATGCGCGCCATGGCCTCGTAGTATTGCGCTTCGCCAGGTTCTACTCTGCTCGTTCCCATATCACCGAATGCTTGCGCTTGTGCCATTCCGGTTCACCCAAAGGCTCGAGCTTGCGAATCTCAAGCGGTGCTGCTGAACACGCGCAGGGACGCACGAAGGTATTCTCTCCGAATGAGTCCGGTACTTTGCGTGCAAGCGTCTGCCACCCACTCCCTTCGCAGTACCAGCACACTTCGCCAGATGGCGATTGCTGAAACACAGAAAGCCGCTGATCGCGTTCAAGCTCGCGAATCGCATGCCAGGCTGCAATGAGCTCCTGCGGTTGAAGCAGCGCTTTCACTACCCGGTTGCGAATTGCGTGCAGCTCGCATTCTTCGATCCGGTCAGCCGGTATCTGCGCAAGGATGCGCTGCCAGTCGCGTATCTCGTCAGCCAGGGCAGCGTCGCTTAGGGCTGCAACTCCTGCCCGCCGCCTTGCTGCGCTAATTATCCCCGCTAAGACGCGCGGCAACTCTGGCTGCCTGGTCACTGCTGCCTCTGTCGTCGTCATCGGGTCCATTCCCCTTTCCTGGAATTTCGCGATTCAGCCAGTCAATGAACCTGGCGCGCTTAGGTTTAATCCTGTGCTCATCGCACCAGTCCTCAAACTTCTCGTGAACGTGCCTGACATCGAGATGCGCGAACTTTTTCTGGTCCTGCAAATCATCGAGATATTCATCAGAAAAATCTTCAGAGAGAGAGGGTGCCGGAAGAGAAGAACTCTCTCTCTCTTTACTTAGTTTCTTACTTACTAGATCTAGTAGTAGTGAAGAAGAGTTTTGACTTTCGTGTGACATGCGATGCTTTCGCTGACGCTCAGCGTTGTAAAGTCTTGTTTTATATTCACGTTGCATCCTTCGGTTGATCACCTGAAAGTCGCGTGACATCTTGTGACACTTTGTAACGCTCGCCGTTTCGCTGCGCTTGAGCTCTCGCAGCGCTTTCCTCATTTCCTCTACCGAACACCGGCACATTTGGGCCAGTTCAAGGACGGTCCCGGTGATGATTCCAGTGCGTCCGTTTTCATGCATGGCGCAGAGAAGGTCCATCCAGATTCCGCGTGTTGACGCTGAACATTTGGAAAGATCGGGATCCTTCTTCCAGTCGCCGGGATAAAACAAAAATGCCGGCTGTTTTCCTGACACAATCAATGATGCTCATAAGGTGCGTGAGGGGTTGATGGATTGCCCCCCTAAGCGGAGCGCGCTTTTGTCATTTTTGTCACTAGGTATTCTATGAGTTCAATAATCTGTTCTTCGTTGAAGTGCTTCTTGATAATCCCTGCAGCACGTTGAGGGTGAAGGGGGATCTTTACCTTTCTTTCCCTAAAACCCGTCTCGATTGTTGCCTGGTGAAGATTCCTATATTCACCACGATTGAACGCTTCCAAGATGTCAGGTCGATCACGTTCCAGACGAGCAGTCCAATACTCGTTGCTTCCATATTTCAACCTGAGGTCCTCAGGTTGATGCTCCCCACTCTTCCTGGCGCCTCCATGTCCTTCCAGCTTTTTTTTGATTGCCTCATCTTTACTTGCACCAATCTCAGCCTGCAGCATGGCGTCAAGGCTGCCGTAGGGCTGCTCTGGTGTTGGGAGGCGATCAAAGATTCGATACTGCTCTGCCATCTCCAATCTTTCAGTAAAACGCTCCGTGGTGACGTGTGCAGCTTCGTACGCACTCTTCAAGAGCATTAAGGTCTGCGCGGCGAACTGCCATCCGTCTTTAGGCAGGGTATCCGGTGGTGCTGGAACGAAGTTAAACTGCGTAGCCATGTAGCGTTTCTTTCTGAAGAACATCCTGCGCGAACACATCAAGCTTTCGCAGATCGTCAATGTCGGTCATATCCTTTAGCTCGTTCGATGAGTATTTTCCGTACAGACCAGCGCCCTTTTTCAGTTCAGTCCAGGTCTCAGCTTTTGCCTTTGCATAAAGGTCATCCGGGATCTTTTTGTAAGCGTACCCACGCCCTTGTAGAATCTTTTCGACCAGGTCCCTTAGACGAGACTTCAATCGCTCACGTTCATCTGCAATATTCGTCGGGGTCGCAGATTCGTCATCTCGAACAATTTTAAAAGGAATGCTGCGCAATCTCTCGGCGATTTGCGGTTTTGTAACTTCACCTCGCAGGCGAAGTGTTCCCATTAAGGCATCGACGAAGTCTCCCGTAACATCATCATCAAACTCTCGTAACCGATCATCACTGGTGGCACCCCAATAGCTGCGATCGACTATAAGCGTATCCAGTGGTGGAGGTTTTTTGTCATCCTCCCATTGGCGCACACGGTCGGTGAATTTTATCGGGTCCGTCTCGTAGCCTCCGCCATTATCAGTCACAACAAGCTTTTGTAATTCGCGCGCTTGAGGATCTTTGGGAGCGATGATCAGTGCAACTCGGGATTTCGGATGTTTGGTGCCGCCGCGAAGCCATCTCTGAGTGCACCCCACTATGGTGCGAAGGGTTGAAAGGTCAAGCAAAACCTTCAATTCCTTAACATCCAGGCCCACGCCGCCCATCTGCTTAACGATCAACACGTCGCACGACGGACCCTTCCGAAACGCATCTATGAGCGATGCTGCATCGTTATCTTCACCAGTTACAATCTGGGTGTGGAGATGAGGCGCCTGCCTTTGAATCTCTTTCTGAATTGCCCGGCAGTGAGCGTTGTCCTCGGCGTCCTCACCAGTCCTGTCATTCCCGCAAAAGACGAGGGCCCGAAACTTCGGATCAAGGTCTTTGAAGTGTTGCAGTCCATCAACAAGAAACTCCACCCCACTCCTAATCACTTTGGGATCGCGAACGATTTTCCATAAACGCCTCTTTGCTTCATCCTTGGTCATCTCACTGAGTTTCAGTTGTTGACTGCTAACAACATCCGTGTGAGCAACTTCAATCCATTTGAATTCGAGCTTGCATATAGCGTTTTCCATCCATGCCTGAGAGAGCGACCATGAAAAGTTCGGGCTATTTGAGAAAAACTCTAACTGATCTTTGTATTCGGTAATTGTTACTTTATCTGCGGTACTCCCGGCAGTTGTCACAAATCGCGTGCGCTCCCCATCTTTGATCTTTACGGTCTGAGCACCAAAAATCGGCTCATCATCCGAACGATAGAAGGTCCCGGTCATCGTAATAACAATGGCGCCAGCGTCGACGCATTCGCGTAACAATCCACCAAAGGCATTAGCCTGACTCATCGTGTGGCACTCATCCGCAATTATTAACAATCGTTTTCCTTTGGCTGCATGCTCGCGAATCAATTTGAGAAGATTCGTTCTCCGCTTCATGGTCCCTGATTCCCATTCATCACTCTCGCGCTCTCCCACAAACATCTGAATCGTCGCCGTTACGACGCGCGTTCGCGGATCAGGCTTGTACCCATCAATCAAATCAGGACCCTTCGGCGAAACAGCTTCACCATTAAAAGTACCTGCATATCCCCATCGCATTGCGAAGGCTTGCATGTCCTCGATGTCGACAGCCTGCCCCCGCAAGAAGGTGGATGTCGTAATAATTAATCCCCAGAATGAAATGCCTGCCTCGACACACCACGCAATTAACCCCCGCGCAACATCAGTCTTGCCGTAACGTGGCGGCAACTGGATGGAGTACTTACGCACCCCTTGCTCTATCGCCTCTGTTGCACCGATCAGGGCCTCGTACTGTCCAGGCCTCTCCCTCGTGGCCTCGGAGATTTTCCGAAGTACGTCCTCAATTGTGGTAAACTTCGTCATTACTAGAACCTTTCCGCCTGTTACAGGCTGGATGTACGGGCTGCAGATTTACTAGATCAGTGCAGCCCGTTACTTTGTATGGGATTCGATGGTCGATCTGGAAATCGCCACCTAACAATTCACCGCAGATCGCACATCTGCCGCTAAACTTCATAAACAACTGCCACCGCTTTTTTCCGTTTCGAAGCGTACGCATCAGAGTTCACTCCGATAATCATTCCGCGCAGCGTCATCGCGCCGCACCCAGTACTCGATTCGCCTCTCGCGCTGAATGCGGTCCATTGCCGGCGCAATCGTCTCGGCAATCCACACAAACATCACCCCGACACCCACCACGAGGCCTACAAGAAACCCTCCACTGAAGCACCACCAGCTCATTTCTTCCTTCGCTCATTAGGCGTCTTCAAGAGCGACACCACAGCCACCATCGCCGCACAGAACACCAGCGCCAGGATCACACCCCATAGGATTAGCTCAAGCGGTTCCAGCATTGCGGTTCACATTCGCGCGGCCAGGCGTGCATTGCTCAGCTATCCCTCGTTAGCCACCATACAGATGGCCGAGCTTCCTGACCGCGCGAATAGGGGCCGTGCGTGAAGTGCACATAACGTGCCGCCCTGATTAAATGAAGGCACGCACGTGCCCACCCGGTCGGTACTTCACGCACGAATATCAAGGGGCCAGTCAACGCCTTCACAGGTAACACTCGCGCATTCCACGAGCAGCTCTTTGGCTACGCTCACCTGCGAGGCCAAGATCATTTGCAATAAGAGCAACTTATCTTCGAGCTTCCCGCCAACATTTGATTCAATCAGCATCAGCACCCGCGTACGCCTCGCTTCGAGTGCTTCCTGCTGGTCGATCAGTTCCTTGAACTCAGCCGTTAGCTTCACGCGATCCTCCGAGTTACGTCCTGTGCCGTATCGCGCAATGTTGCTTTCAAGCTGGCCACAAGTTCCTGCAGTTGCCGCTCACGATCACGGCAGAGCGCCAGCTCAACGCGCTCTTTCTCCAAATCGGGCTGGCGCACCCAGGCCGCAAGCAGGAATCCAGCAATGAATGCGAGAGAAGCGATCCCAATGATGATCAGCGCCAGCTTCACCTGTTCAGTGCCCGTTCCTTCCGTTCCTCTTCGATGTGGTGAGTGATGGCGCGCATCTGACTCGAGAGATCAAGCAGCGCATCCTTGACCAGCCGAAACTCACGCCGAATCGAAACTTCCAGAGCTTCAACTGCCTCGTTAGCCGCGCTGATCAGGCGGTGCGCTTCTTCCAGATCGTCGTCATTTACCTGGCGCTCAACAACTTTCATTTGATTCGTAGATGCCTTCCTCGCTCACCAAAATGCGCAAAGTCGATTGGCTCACCAGATTCAAGCGCGCGACGGATTGCTTCGTTATCCGCCGTTACCGTGATCTTCTGAAACTCTGCCGGTAATGCTTCCGCTGCGCGATCGACGAGAAGCGGCAGAAGCCCGCCGTTATTTGCGATCGACAGCCGGTAGCTATCTGTTTCGAGCTTCGAGATACCTTGAACTTCGAAGAAGTATTGCAGCCGTTCCTTGAGCCTCGCTGCTGTCTTCAGGTCAGATTCGGCCAGCTTCTTACGGCGATCACCACGCCTCTTGAGCTTTTCGTAGAGCGAGCAGTAGTCGTCGACCTTCTGGTCACGCGCTCCGCCCAGCTCCGCAAACCACGCATCTATCGCAGCGTCAGCTTCCGGATCGCTCACATCGCCGCCAGCCTCAAGGAGAAGTTCTTCGAGGGCAGACAGGTCAGCAGAGATGCCCATTAGCGTGGCGCTCATTTGCGCTCCTTCCGATCGAGCTCAATGCGCGCTGCCCAGTCCTCGAACTCTTCAATACAGGCAACCATCTGCCCTTCGTTCAGGTCAGCGCGCTTGTCCACGCCCACGAGATCCTTCATTCGCGCCTGTATGTCAGCGTTCGATATGCCCAGGCTGCGGAGTTCGCGGATCAGCTTATCGAGCTCGCTTACCGTCTGAATCAGCTTCTCGCGTCCGTTGGGTTTCTTTTCCGTTTCAGCTTCGAGCTGCTTTGGCTCATCGTGCATCACCGCATCCGGTATGGTTTCGATTTCGCTCTCATCGATAAACCCGAGACCGCATATGCTCAACGTTACGCGGCGCTTTGATTTAGATTCCGCCTTCATGATTGCGTTGCAGAGCAGATCGCCTTTGAGATTGCCAATCGAGACAGCACCTATTGATTCATCCGTCCTGCCTTCAGGCGTCGTTGCGCGCGCAGTGACAATGTAGACATCGCTGATATGCTCACGGCTTACGATGCTGATGGAGACGTTGTGCATCTTGCGCAGCTGGTCCGTGGCATCCTTGCGCGCATAAAGCGTCAGCTTTCCGTTGAGGGTTATATATTGAAAGGGCTGCGAAAGTGGGTTGAGCCCCAGCGCCTTACAAGTTGCCGTGTAGTAGTTCACCCTTTCGGCGGCAGACAACTTGCTCAAATCGCCAGCGACCACAACTCGCTCTAGAATGGCGGCATAATCTGTTTCTTCTTTGGCTAAGGC